TGTTCGGACAGACATGGTCACACGACATTATGAGAAAGTACGTTATCATCTTTGGTACGTTGTTCAATAACATCTACATAACAAGAGAGAACTCGCAGAACAACACACAAGCAACCATTAAAGTTCCTCTGACATATGCTCCTAAAGAAAAGATGCTCGCTCGTGTAAGTGCTGATCCAGATCTTGAAAATCAGATCGCAATTACACTGCCACATATGTCTTTTGAGATTAACAACTATCAATATGACCCATCAAGAAAACTGTCTACTGTTGGAAAACAGTATAATATGCAAGCAGATGGTACAGCGAAGTACGCTTATCAACCAGTACCATATGATATCATTTTTAACTTGTACATTATGGTAAAGAATGCCGCTGATGGTACACGTATCGTTGAGCAGATCTTACCTTACTTCACACCAGACTTCACAGTTACCGCGAACATTCTACCGGAACTTGGAAGAACAATGGATATTCCAGTGGTGTTGAATGATACATCTGTTCAGGATATCTACGAAGGTAACTTTGATACAAGACGTTCACTTGTTTGGATTTTGACATTCACAATGAAGGGATATCTATATGGTCCTGTTCGTCAGTCATCTTTAATTCATTTTGCTAACACCGGGTTCATTCTTTCTAATGATCCGCAAAATGCAAATACAGCATCACCAAGAGTAGCTACAGTTCTTGCTCAACCTGGCCAGCTTGCGAACGGTTCCCCGACATCTAATCTTGCGTTGACTGTATCATATGACGATATTAATCCGAATAGTGATTATGCATTTATCAATCAATTTATTGAGAATATATAATGAATAGCGACTTAGATAAAGTGCTCAATGTAGCACCAGCACCAGAAGAAGCTCCATTGGTGCATGGTGAACTTGTTCCTGTTGTTGAACAGGTTCCTGCTACTGTTGATGATGAGAAAGAAGTGAATGAAGACTTCCAACTTGCGAGAGAGAATCTCAAAGAAATCATTGAAGAAGGTAAAGAAATCTTACAAGAGATGAAGCAGGTTGCAAAACAATCGCAACATCCAAGAGCATATGAGGTCTTAGGCAACCTTATGAAGATTGCGGTTGATACCAATAAAGACCTATTAACGCTTAGAAAGCAAAAAAGGGAGTTGGTCAGGAAGACCGATGGGTCCCCAACAACGGTAAACAACAACCTGGTGTTGAGTACAGCCGATCTTCTAAAATTGATCAAAAACAATACTAATGAGTAGTGAAAGACAGTCATATCTAGGAAACCCAAAACTAAAAAGATCTAACGTCGCCGTTGAGTGGACACCACACCAACTTAAAGAATACATACGATGCGCGGAAGATCCTATTTACTTTATTCACAAATATTGTAAGATCATTCACGTGGATCGTGGCTTGATTAATTTCAAGCTACACAAGTTCCAGGAAGAAATGATCGAGACATATGTCTCACACAGATTCGTAATATGCAAGATGCCGCGTCAGGTTGGTAAAACCACGACGACGGCATCATACATTTTGTGGAAAGTTATTTTTAACGAATACACGAACGTCGCCATTCTTGCTAACAAAGACAAGAAAGCGCGAGAGATTCTTGATCGTATTCAGAAGATGTTCGAGAACCTTCCAAGCTGGATGCAGCAAGGTGTAACAGAATGGAACAAGGGTAACGTTGAACTTGAGAACGGTTCTAAGATCGTTGCTACTTCTACATCATCATCTGCTGCTCGTGGTGACACATACAACCTAGTTTACCTTGATGAGTTCGCGCACGTTGAACGAAACATTCAAGATGACTTTTTCACATCCGTGTACCCAACAATTTCATCGGGTGAAAAGACTCAGCTTATTATCACTTCTACTCCAAAGGGTATGGAGCTCTTCTATAAGATCTGGATTGACTCTGAAGAAGGCCGCAACAGCTACAAGCGTGTTGAGGTTCACTGGTCAGACATCCCCGGTCGTGACGAAAAGTGGAAAGCACAGGAGATCGCGAACACATCGGAAGATAAGTTCCGGCAGGAATACGAGTGCGAGTTCCTCGGTTCAGCCAACACACTTATTCACCCATCTAAGCTGCGTACACTGGCTTGGAAAAAACCAATTAAACAAAACCATCTCGGGCTCAAAGAATACTACGAGCCTGATCCAAACACAGTGTATGCTATGGTCGTTGACACAGCTCGTGGAGCTGGAGCAGACTACTCCGCATTCATCGTGGTGAACGTTTCAACATTCCCATACAAGGTTGCTGCGGTATTTAAGAACAATACGATCTCACCACTGATTCTACCAAACATCATTTTTGAGACGGCTAAATACTACAATAATGCTCTGGTACTTGTAGAGACTAATGATATTGGTCAACAGGTTGCAGATATTCTACACTATGATCTAGAGTATGAAGGTATGCTTGTCTCAGCTATGTCTGGTCGTAATGGTCAGTCATTGTCTGGGGGATTCGCCACTTCTACTCACAAAGGAGTGAGAACGACAAAACAGGTTAAAAGAATTGGTTGCTCAACATTAAAAACGCTTGTCGAGTCCGATAAGTTTATCATTGAAGATGCGGATATTATTTATGAGTTAACAAGATTCGTACTTAAAGGTCAATCATACGAAGCTGAAGATGGTAATGATGACCTTGCTATGTGTTGTGTTCTATTCGGCTGGCTTTCAACTCAGTCGTACTTGCGAGAAATTACTGATCTGGACGTTAGAAAAAAGATCTATGAACAAAACGAACGTATGCTCGAAGATGAAATGCTCCCATTCGGGATATTTGCGTCTGGAGACGACGAATTAGATGAAATAATTAATGATACTCCAACTGTGCTCGATAGACGAAATCGTGACGAATTCGGCGGGCTCATGGGAGGCGTTTCAATAGAATAAAATCGCGTGGAACTAGCGTTTTATAAATAAGAATAATAGTTAAACCACCCGTAACGATTGTAGGGAGAATATGTCGATGACGTTCCAAGTAAGTCCAGGTATTAATGTTACGGAGGTCGATTTAACGACAACTGTACCAGCCGTAGCCACCGCCGTAGGGGCGTTCGCAGGCCCATTCAACTGGGGACCAGTCGGTAAGTTCTCTCTCATTACAGGCGAGAATGACCTTGTGGCTCGCTACGGAAAACCAAACAACAACAATTTCGAGAGCTTTTTCTCGGCAGCAAACTATCTTTCTTATGCAAACAGACTCTATGTCAGCCGTGCAGCAAAAACAAGCGGTTTCGCTAACAGCGTTGGAACTGCGCTTACAAGCAACACAACTCTGATTGTTTACTCTGCAGTTGCTGGACTAGAAGCTGGTTATGGTGCATTCGGTGCTGGCATCCCAGAAGGAGCAACTATTGTATCAGCAAGTAACACAACTCTATCAAACACATTCGCCTCCGCTAACACATCAGTTGCTGCGAACGGACAAATCACTTTTGTTGCCAACCCATTCGTAACTGGTGAAACAGTAAGCTACTCGGTAGCTGCCGGAAACACAGTTCTTACAGAACTAGCAAACAACGCTACATACTTCGTGCGCGCCGCAAATTCAACAACTCTGTATCTCTCCGCCACCGTTGACGGTTCGGTTATTACTCTTACAAAGGGTGTTACAACGGACACTGGCCACACGCTAACACGTACCGGGGTAACTCGTGTTGTTCTAAGTGCAAACTCGACAACCGGTAGCGGTGCTACACCAATCGTAAACACAATTAACTACTTTGATGCGGCACTGTCATTTAACGCTGTAGCAAACTCTGCTGCAGTAACAAACCGTTCGGCTGCTATCGTTAAGAATGCAGATCACTACGATACAGTAACTTTCCCAGCTGGCGTTGAGTGGGTAGCGAAATATCCATCAGATCTCGGTAACTCGCTAAAGGTTTCTGTATGTGATACAGCTGCGCAATATCAATCAACACTTAACCCATACTCAATGACATCTGGTGGCGTAACTGCAAACAGCACCGTCATTCCTGGAGGAGCTGGTATTACTGTTGCTCTTAACGCAAACAGCGCAACGATCTATGTTGCGAACTCCGCATCACTCCATTCAACAAACGCCGCCATCCTAGCGACAGGACTTTCTACTTCGCTGATCGTTGGTGACGTTCTTGAAGTTGGAAATAATTCAATCAACAAACAGAAACTAAAAATCACATCTATCGGCGCTGTAACAACAAACTCTGGTAACTCTTCATTCACAGTATCCTTTGATGGAAATTATGCTCTATCAACGGCTTTCGCAGCTAACACGATCTCACGATACTGGGAATATTCTTCTGTGGTTGGAAAAGCACCAGGAACAAGCGCTGCCCTCACAGCCGTCGGGAGTTCTGTTGTTGATGAAGTTTCAGTAGTTGTTGTTGATGAAGACGGCAAATTTACTGGAGCTCCAGGAACAGTTCTTGAAGTGTTTACAAACCTTTCTCGCGCAACAGATTCTCGTAGCGATGATGGTTCGTCTGCATACTACAAAACAGCTATTAACGATCTTTCTCGTTACCTTTGGTGGGCGGCAGATCGTTCGGGTGCAGCTTCTAACACAGCCGTTCTCGTTTCTGCTTCAACAGCGCTCGTTCCATATACTGTATCACTAAGTGGTGGTACTGCTGGAGTATCTGAATCAAGCATCGCAGCAGCAGAACTTGCTGCAGCTTGGGACCTTTTCGCAGACACAGCATCAGTAGATGTATCATTGCTGATTGCTGGTAAAGCGGCAGGAGCTTCTGGTACTCAGATGGCCAATTACATCATCGACAATATCTCTGAAGCTCGTAAAGATTGCGTCGCCTTTATCTCACCACAGAAATCTGACGTTGTGAGAACTGATGGTGCAGAGTCTGACTCTGTTGTAACGTTCCGTGATGGTCTCCGTAGCTCAAGCTACGCCGTGATGGACTCAGGATACAAATATCAGTATGACAAATACAATGATGTGTATCGTTGGGTTCCTCTAAACGGCGATATCGCTGGTCTAACAGCCCGTACTGATCAGACACGTGATCCTTGGTTCTCACCAGCCGGATTCAATCGTGGCTCAATCAAGAACGTTGTTAAACTCGCCTGGAACCCAAAACAAGCAGAACGTGATATTCTGTACGGTAAAGGTGTAGACCCAGTTGTGACTTTCCCCGGACAAGGAACAATCCTGTTCGGTGATAAGACTCTATTGGAAAAAGAAAGTGCATTTAACCGCATTAACGTTCGTCGCCTGTTTATCATCCTTGAGAAAGCAATCGCAAATGCTGCAAATGCAATGCTGTTCGAATTCAATGATGAATTTACTCGCGCACAATTCAAGAACCTTGTTGAGCCATTCCTCCGTGATGTGCAAGGTCGCCGTGGCATCTACGATTTCCGCGTAGTGTGCGACGAGACAAATAACACATCTGAGGTTATTGACAGCAATCGCTTCGTTGGTGATATCTATATTAAACCCGCTAAGTCGATTAACTTCATTCAGCTTAACTTCGTTGCGGTTCGCACCGGTGTTGAGTTCGATGAGATCATTGGCCAGTTCTAATAAATAACTCAGGAGAATAGAAAAATGGCCTTTAATATCAACGAAATCAAAAGTCAACTGTCAGGTGGTGGTGCTCGTCAGAACCTGTTCCAAGTTCGTATTACGAACCCAGCGAACGGTGCTGCTGACATCAAAGTACCATTCCTTGTACAAGCTTCTCAAATTCCAGCTGCCGGGTTGGGGACCATTCAGGTCCCTTACTTCGGCCGTACTATCAAACTTGCTGGGGACCGCCAATATGGTCCTTGGGAAGTTCTGGTAATCAACGATGAAGACTTTAAGATCAGAAACGCCATGGAAGAATGGTCTAACAAGATCAATCGTTTCCAAGGTAACATTCGTGAACTTGCAAACTACAAATCACAAGCCCAGGTTATTCAATACGGAAAAGACGGACGTATCCTCCGTGAGTATGAGTTTGTTGGGATTTTCCCAACAAATATCTCAGAAATCAGCCTTAACTGGGCTGACAATGACCAGATTGAAACATTCGGAGTAACATTCGAATTTGACTACTGGAGAGTTTCTGGTGGCACCACAGGGAATGCTGGCGGTCAGTAATTCTGGCTAACGCTTCTCTATTCGGCATGGAGTATACATGGACCTTTTTGGTTTCAGAATAACACGTAAAGAAAACCAGAACGCAGCACCAATCTCTTTTACTCCTGAGGTAAAAGATGATGGTGCGGTTCTGGCCGCTGCTGGCGGTGTTCAAGGCGTATACATCGATCTTGATGGTAGTATTCGTAATGAGGCAGAGCTTGTCACGAAGTATCGTGAGATGTCTCTCAACCCAGAGATCGACATCGCCATTGATGACATTGTCAACGAAGCTATTTGTCTTGAAGATCTAAAAAAGACAGTCATCCTTAATCTGGATGAACTTGAAGTAGCACCAAAAATCAAACAAATTATTCAGAGTGAGTTCAATACAGTATTGAATCTTCTTGAGTTCCAACACCAGGGATATGAACTATTTCGTCGCTGGTATGTAGATGGTCGTTTGTATTATCATCTTATCATTGACAACAAACAACCACAGCTTGGTGTACAAGAAATCCGTTACGTTGATCCTCGTAAGATCCGTAAGGTTCGTCAGGTAAAACAAAAACAAATTCAAGGTATGCCTGTCGTAGAGACGGTTGATGAGTATTTCGTATACAACCCAAGAGGGTTTGCGAAAGCTGTATCACCAGCCACGTTGCCGGACCAAGGGCAATTAACTGGTCTTAAGATTTCTAAGGATGCGATTGCTCACTGCACCAGCGGTCTAACATCAACCAATGGTGATGTTGTAACTGGTTATCTGCAGAAAGCCATTAAACCACTCAACCAGCTTAAAGCGATGGAAGACTCGCTAGTCATTTATCGTATCTCTCGCGCACCAGAACGTCGTGTGTTCTACATTGATGTCGGTAACCTGCCTAAGCTTAAAGCCGAACAGTATCTGCGCGACATTATGACTAAGTTTAAGAATAAGCTTGTTTACGACGCATCCAGCGGAGAAATCCGTGATGATCGTAAATTTATGACGATGCTTGAGGATTTCTGGCTACCACGTCGCGAAGGCGGTAAGGGTACAGAAATTACGACTCTGCCAGGTGGTCAAAACCTTGGAGATATCGACGATATTAAATATTTCCAGAACAACTTATACAAATCACTCAACGTTCCAATTACACGTCTTGATCCAACACAGGCTTATACATTAGGCCGTGCTACAGAGATTACGCGTGATGAACTTAAATTTACCAAGTTTATCAAGCGGCTTCGC